ACAGGGCTTTTGAAAATGAAAGCAAGAGGAAAAAAATAAAAGTTCCTGTACCACAAGTTATAAGAAAATCCTTTAGCAGAGCAATCAACAGTATGAGAAAAACTGGATTGCAATATTATCTCGATAAAAGATTTTTTGAAATTGGATAGTATTTGTCCAAAATTGTCCGTAAAAGTCCGAAAATGTCCAAAACGGATGTGGTAAAATAGTATTATAGAAAATGTATCATAAAGAGAAAAGCCTTTGCAGATATTCATTGCAGAGGCTTTCTCTGATGGATGGGAAAATATTTTTGAAAGAGGATAGTATTTGTCTCAATTTGTCCTCAAAAGTCCGAAAAAGTCCAAAATGGATATGGTAAAATGGTATTGTAGCAAATAATAAATTTAGGAGTCATTGCAGAGGAATCGGTGGTGGCTTTTTTTATAACCTAAGGTGGTGAAGATGTGCCGTATAAACCCAAGAAGCCGTGTTCTTATCCAAACTGCCCTAACCTAGCCGATGGATGTTATTGCGATAAACATAGCAGTTTAAATACAAACAGTCGTGGTAATGCCAGTGAACGTGGTTATAACAGTAGGTGGCGTAAAGCGAGAGACAGATTTCTAAAGGTCAATCCACTTTGTGTTGAGTGTCTGAAGGAAAACAAGCTGGTACCTGCAACGGTTGTTGATCACATTGTTCCCCACCGAGGAGATAAGAATCTCTTTTGGGATGAGAGTAACTGGCAGGCACTTTGTGAGTGTCATCACAATAAAAAAACTAGATTACAGGATCAATATCAAGAGTATAAGTTTTAAAGTTGACCCCCCAGGGGGATGGAAAATCTCTGTAACCTTTGCCCAAACGACCGCCGGCCCCAACCGTGTGAATTTTCGCAGAATTAAAAAAGGGGGATTATTTTTTGAATTCGAAAAACGGACTCAAATTCAGTAAGCACAAGGACTATAGTAAATTTAATTTTGCGAAAAAGTGCAAATTTAAAAACTTAAAAAAGTTGATGAAAACATTGTTTTGACAAGGGTTTTCAGTAATTAAGAAAAATAATTATAAAAATAACAAAAACGCATAAAAAGACTCAAAAATGGGTCGATTTATGCGTTTTTATATACCCTTTTATTTATACAGTTTACGCAGAAAGGAGTGTAGCAGTTGACTGAGGCAGATAGACAACAGATTCAGGAACTAAGAATCAAAGGTATTGGTTATAAGGCGATATCGGTTCTTCTCGGAATTTCAAGGGATGTAGTCAGAGGATATTGCAAGCGTAATGGTTTAGATGGAGATGCAAAGGTTGTTTCTTTGAATGTCGAGGTAAGACAAATAAATAATCTCATTTGTAACCTCTGCAATAAGGAATTAAAACAAAGCGGTCGTGGTAGGAGTCGAAGATTCTGCTCCGATGAATGCCGCCGGAAGTGGTGGATTCTCAATCAAGATAAAAGAACCCGTAAAGAAAAATCGGTTTATACATACCAATGTCCTAATTGTGGTACTGAATTTAGCTGCTATGGAAACAAACGCAGGAAATACTGCTGTCACGATTGCTACATCAAATCTAGGTTTTGGAAAGGTGATGAAGATGGAATTTAAAAAATTGAAAATAGAAAGTTTGATTCCGGCAGAATACAATCCAAGGAAAAAGCTTAAGCCGGGAGATAAGGAATTTGAGAAAATTAAAAATAGCATAACAGAGTTTGGATACGTTGACCCAGTCATTGTGAATAAAGATTTAACTGTTATTGGCGGGCATCAAAGAATAAGTGTTCTTAAGGCACTGGGATATACAGAGATTGACTGTGTGGTTATCGATATTGATAAAACAAAGGAAAAGGCTTTGAATGTTGCTCTTAATAAAATCAGCGGTGAATGGAATAAAGAGCTTCTTGCAGATCTGATTAAGGAATTGCAGACTCTTGACTATGATGTAGCTTTTACCGGTTTTGAACCTCCGGAAATCGACCAATTGTTTAATGATGTTCACTCAAAGGAAATCAAGGAAGATGACTTTGATGTAGAGGGAGCTTTGAAAGAACCTGCTGTAAGCAAACAAGGAGACTTGTGGCTACTTGGCAGGCACAGACTTGTTGTTGGAGATAGTACCGATTCTGAAGTTTATAAATTGCTTATGGATGGAAAGAAAGCAAATTTGACAGTTACAGACCCGCCGTATAATGTGAATTATTCTGCTCAAGCAGGAACAATAAAAAACGACAATCTTAAGGATGAAGAGTTTTACAACTTTTTACTTAAGGCATTTTTAAATATGGCAGAATCTATGGAAAGAGATGGTTCGATATATGTTTTCCATGCTGATACCGAAGGGTTGAATTTCAGGAAGGCATTTAAAGATGCAGGATTTTATTTATCCGGAGTTTGTGTATGGGCAAAGCAAAGTTTAGTACTCGGCAGAAGCCCATACCAATGGAAACATGAGCCGGTTCTTTTTGGATGGAAGAAGGAAGGAAAGCACAATTGGTATGCTGACAGAAAGCAGAGCACCATTTGGAACTTTGACAGACCTTCAAAAAATGAATTGCATCCGACAATGAAACCAGTGGCTCTTTGTGCGTATCCAATTACCAATAGTAGCATGAGCAATTGCATCGTACTTGATCCTTTCGGTGGAAGCGGCAGTACATTAATTGCTTGTGATCAAACTAACAGAATATGCCACACTATTGAACTTGATGAAAAGTATGCGGATGTAATTGTTAAAAGATATATTGACCAAGTTGGTAATGACGAAGGTGTGTTTCTTTTAAGAGATGGAGTGAAAACAAAATACTCTGAGGTGACTGCTCATGAGTAACCTAACACTTGGCAGTTTATTTGACGGAAGTGGAGGATTTCCTTTGGGTGCTTTTATCAACGGCATTACACCGATATGGGCAAGTGAAGTTGAGCCGTTTCCTATAAGAGTTACAACTAAAAGGTTTCAATCCATAAAACATTATGGAGATATTTGCAGAATAAACGGAGCTGAAATTGAACCAGTTGATATTATCACATTTGGTTCTCCATGTACCGATTTGTCGGTGGCAGGAAAACGAGCTGGACTTGAAGGTAAACAATCATCGCTGTTTCATGAAGCGATAAGAGTTATAAAAGAGATGAGGTGTAAAACAGATGGAAAATATCCACGATTTATCGTGTGGGAAAACGTGCCGGGTGCATTCTCAAGCGGAAAAGGAGAAGACTTCAAAGCAGTCATTAACGAAATTGCAAAAATTAAAGATGAAACCGCTTATGTTCCTATGCCTGAAAAAGATAAATGGCTGTCGGCAGGTGAATTTGTGGCAGATGATTATTCTATTGCCTGGAGAGTCCTCGATAGTCAATATTGGGGAGTCCCCCAAAGACGCCGTAGAATCTACCTTGTCGCAGATTTTGCAAGTGAATGTGCTGGGAAAATATTATTTGAGTTCGAAAGCTTGTCAGGGTATTCTCCGAAGAGCATCAAACCGAGGGAAACAATTACCGGAGATGCTAAGGATTGCATTGGAGAGACAATCAGCTTTGAACCAGGAGCAGCCTCAAGATTAGGCGGTCATTATTGGGAGAACTCAGCTTGTACTCTACGTGCAGATATGGGAGATAATCAGCTTGCGGTGGCAATTGAAAACCATCCAGCGGATAGCAGGATTGGAATTGATGACACAGGGACTATTCAAACTCTCACAGGAAGAATGGGAACTGGCGGGGGCAATGTGCCTCTTGTTATGAACGAAAGACAGTATGCACTAACTGTTGGTGATGAAGTTGCAAACACACTAACAGGCACTGATTATAAAGGTGTGCAGTGTGTTTTTGAGCCAAAGGCTTATGGGATTTGCTCTGACAAAAGTAATGCAATGTTATCTGATAATCCCAAAAGTGGTATCTATGAAGCAGATACAAGTAGAACAATTGATGGAACAGGAGGAAATCCTTCTTGCAATCAAGGAGGAATCGCAATTGTTGAAAGTTACTCCTTGCAAGGATCTATGATTGGTCGCAAGGATGAAAATGGTCCTAACGGAGATGGTATAAATAAGGAAGTCTCATTTACCCTTAATACAACCGACAAACATAGCGTTTGCACAGTAACAGGGAATAACCCCACGCAAATTAATAAAAATAGCAAAGATCTATGCATTGAGAGAAGTCCTATTTATGCGATAGATAGAGAAGCCTTTAATTGTGGTCAGAATTTTGCTAGAAAACTTGGTATCGTAGAAAATGGAGTTGCATCAACGTTAAACGCACAAGGACCATCTGCAGTTGCATGGGATGGTGATAGTGTCTCTCCAACACTTACTGCTAAGAATGCAGGCGGGAATCAGCGTATGCCAGATAAAGGCAACTTTAACTCTATTGTTGAACCCAATTATACCGTTCGCAGATTGACACCTACGGAATGTGCTTTACTACAAGGATTCTCCGAAGAGTGGTGTTCAAACCTTGAAACACCCAATCCTACGGATGAGGAGATTGAGTGGTGGAGTGATATTTTTGAAACACATCGAAAAATAAATGGAACCTCAAATAAAAGCAAGAGCAGAAGTCAAATTATTAAATGGCTTCAAAATCCTTACTCCGATTCAGCTGAATATAAAATGTGGGGAAATGGAGTTGCACTGCCATGTGTTTGCTTTGTTCTTGCAGGTATTGTTTGGTCTGATAATAATCTGAAAAATGAGTAAAAACACTTGCTAATCCTTCGTTTTAGAGTGATTAATGTAATAGAAGGAGGGATTTTCTATGGATAGGAAACAAGTTTTAAAAACATTGGAAGAACGCTTCGGAGTTAAAGCAAAATACCTAGGAGTACCGAGTTTTGCTTATCAAATTGAATTCGGCGGGGAGGTTTTTACAATCGACAGAGATGGAAAGATTACTGATTCTTCGGGAGCTGAAATGCAAATTGAGAGTTTGGTTAACTGGGAGCAAAGTAATGAAGAAGACCCTTTGAAAGAAGACATTGGAGAAACAATAGAAAAACTTGAAATTGCAGTTCCGATGGAAGGGCATACGGGAGTGACACTAAGAAATTTGACAAACATGATTTACAGCAAGCAGACTTTAATTAAAAAGGCCTTTGAGTCGGATGAAGATATTGTTTCAGATGAATTTGTAAGAGCAATAAACAATGCTAGAATTTTGGCGGTGGATGATTTTAAAAGGGCAATAGCCGGGATTGAAGATTACTGCATGGGAGTGGGATTTGATTTTGGTGGCGGGACAATTACTTTTAAATTTTTAATTGGATTACCTTCACCAGAGAAAAGTGAAGCCTACACTCAATTTGTGGCAAAGTTAAATGATTCAGCGATGAAGCAAAAGTACACATCCGACAAGGTTACAGTTACAGACAATGACAGATTTACATTTCGAACATGGCTTTTAAGACTTGGCTTCATTGGTGATGAATATAAAGGGGTCCGAAAATACCTTCTAAAAAATCTTGAAGGAAATGGTGCTTTCCGAAGAGGCAGAAGAACCGATGAGGCTGAAGCGGTATGAATTTAATTTCAAAAAGTGAGCTTGATGTTCTTCGCAAAAAATATCCAGCGGGAGCAAGGGTTGAACTTATTAAGATGAACGACCCATATACAAAACTTAATCAAGGAGATACAGGAACAGTAACGGCTGTAGATGATGCAGGAACCTTGCATATTAACTGGGATTGTGGTTCATCTCTCGGGATTGTTTTTGGTGAAGATAAGTGCAAATTGCTCTAATTATTCCACAATTTTCGACAAAGTATTTAATGTGCGGTAATAAGTGAGTAAAACCCTTGCTATTAGTGTGTTTTAGAGTGATATATAGAGTAGGGCAAGAAACACACTGAAAGGGGTTTGAAATCATGAAAAAACAAAGATTTGGAATTGAAATTGAAATGACAGGAATTACAAGAGCAAAAGCAGCCGAGGTTGCAGTAAGATTTTTTGGAAGCACTGCAAAGCTTGAACACATTGGTGGAAGTTATGACGAATACAGAGTTACAACCGCAGACGGCAGAGCTTGGAAATTTGTAAGTGATGCAAGCATCCTAACAAAGAAAAAAGAAAACGGGCAGATTAAAACAGCAAGCAAAGATTACAGCGTGGAATTGGTTAGCCCGATTCTAACATACGAAGATGTCGAGAATTTGCAGGAACTGGTAAGACAGCTAAGACACGCAGGAGCATTAAGCGACAGCCAATACCAATGCGGAATTCACATACATTTAGACGGAAAAAACCACACACCCACAAGTTTAAAAAACTTGATTAACTTAATGGCGAGCAAAGAGGAATTAATTTACAAAAGTTTGGAGATTGACCCTGCAAGGATTAGATACTGCAAAAAGGTAAATGAGACCCTTTTAAAAACGATTAACAAGGAGAAGCCAAGCATAATAGAAGATTTGGCAGATATGTGGTACGAAGGTTATGGTCAGGAAAGCAGAAACAGACACTACCACAACAGCAGGTATCACGGACTTAACCTCCACAGCGTATTTGATAAGGGTACTGTTGAATTTAGACTTTTTAATGGAACCCTTCACGCAGGCAAGATTCGCTCCTACTTGGTTTTTTGCCTTGCAATAAGCCATCAAGCGATAAAACAAAGAACTGCAAGCCCAAGAAGAACTTTCACAGACAATGAAAAATATACTTTCAGATGTTGGTTGTTAAGACTTGGACTTATCGGTGACGAATTCAAAAACTGCAGAGAGCATTTGATGGAAAACTTAACAGGAAACTCAGCCTGGAGGAATAGGGATGCCGCTTGAAGGTAACGAGAGCTTGTGGGGGCAAAGCTTGCCCCACACAGGCTTGATATAAATGAAAAGGAGCAATGATACCATGAAGGAAAATATTAAGATTTACGGCGCTTATGGTTCCAATATGAACGTAAGGCAGATGAGTAAAAGATGTCCCAGAGCTAAAGTTATCGGCAAGGGAAACCTAAAAAACTACAGACTTACATTCAGAGGATTTAACAAAGGTGTTGCCAATGTTGAAATAATGAAAGGGAGAGTGGTCCCCATTGTTTTGTGGGAGATTACTCCAGAATGTGAAATAGCACTTGATATTTATGAAGGATTCCCAAGGCTTTATGTTAAAAGAGAAGTCGAGGTTGTTACCGAAACGGGTCTTGTTAAAGCAATGGTTTATGTAATGGCAAAAAGATACGAGGAATCTCCTGCAGAGCCTTCAAGATATTATCTTGAAACAATAAAGCAGGGATATTTGGACAATAATATTTCACTAAAAGCTTTAAAAGATGCGGTTGTTGAAAATGACAGAGAGATTGCCGAGATAGATGTTGAAGAAATTGATAAATAAGAATCGAATTCTCGAGGGAGCTTGCTTTAAGTAGGCTCTCTTTTTATATAAATATCCGCTAAATGACTTGCTATTAGATGTGTTTAGAGTGATATATAGAATAAGGGAATAAACACACTTTAAACGATTGAAGGGAGCGGGTTACAATGTTAAGAAGGATTTTAAAAGACGGAGAAGCGATATTTTATGAAGGTAGCAGAGCAGAAAACAAAGAAAAAGCATTAAAGCTTTTGGAAGAACTTAAAAAAGCAGGTTATAACGATTTTGAAATTTACAGTAACAGTTTTGGATACATAGTAAAGTAAGATGGAAGGGTTGATAAATATGGGTGAATCCGGATTTGAAACTTGGCTCCGAGAAGCCATAAATCTTATGAATGAAGATGATTTCGAAGTTCAGAGAATGGATACATTTCAAGAAGCAGGAATTTTGACAAGCAACAAGGGATTGGTTATAAAAACAACAAGCGGCGAAGAATTTCAAATTACGATAGTTCGGTCTAAATAAAACAAAATTGAGAGGAGGAAGTTTCTGCGGAGGCTTCCTTTTTTGTTGTGGAAAAGTTGTTAACAAATCTGTGGATAAAGTGTGAATATGATTTTAAAGGGATTGGAGGTGATACCTATGGCACAAAGAGGAAGAAAGCCAAAGCCTACAGCTGTTAAAAAACTTGAAGGAAATCCTGGAAAAAGAGAACTTAATGAAAAAGAGCCTAAACCTAAAAAGAAAGCACCCAAGTGCCCTGCTTGGCTCGAAGAGGAAGCTAAGAAGGAGTGGAAAAGAATGTCCAAGCAACTAGAAGATTTGGGCATTTTAACTGAAGTTGATATGGCGGCATTTGCAGGATATTGTCAGGCATATTCAAGATGGAAGGATGCTGAAGAGTTTATTACAAAGCATGGAACTATTGTGAAAACTCCATCGGGTTACTGGCAGCAAGTGCCACAGGTATCTATTGCTCAAACTTACCTTAAAATAATGCATAAATTCTGTGAGCAATTCGGTCTGACCCCTTCGTCAAGAAGCCGTATTGTGAGCGAAGTAGATGCTGCCGATGAGGATGATTTGATGGAGTTTATTCTCATAAATGGGGGTAAGAAACGTGTATGATGAAGTAAAAGCTCAAACAGCTGTTAATTTTATAAATTGCTTAAAGCATACCAAGGGTCAATGGAGAGGACAGAGATTTGATTTACTGCCGTGGCAGGATAAAATAATCTGTGATGTTTTCGGCACTGTAAAAGAGAATAAATATCGACAGTTCAATACGGCTTATGTTGAAATACCAAAGAAGAATGGAAAATCAGAGCTTGCGGCTTCGGTTGCACTATATATGACCTGTGGGGATGGTGAGTGGGGTGCTGAGGTTTATGGCTGTGCTTCTGACAGACAACAGGCATCTATTGTCTTTGATGTTGCTGTGGATATGGTTGACCAATGTCCGGCACTTAGGAAGAGAATTAAACCCGTAATGTCCGTTAAAAGACTTGTCTATAAACCGACAAACAGCTTTTATCAGGTGCTTTCAGCCGAAGCTTATACAAAACACGGATTGAATGTCCATGCAGTTATATTTGATGAACTACACAGTCAGCCGACAAGAGAACTTTATGATGTAATGACTAAGGGTAGTGGCGATGCAAGATTGCAGCCACTATTTTTTCTTATTACAACTGCAGGTACAGATAGAAATTCAATTTGCTGGGAGGTACATCAGAAAGCGGTTGATATTCTAACTGGAAGAAAAATTGACCATACATTTTATCCTGTTATTTATGGGATTGAAGAAAGTGACGATTGGGGAAATGAGCAGAATTGGTATAAGGCGAATCCCTCACTAGGACACACCATTGATATTGAAAAAGTTAGAAATTCATTTTTAAGTGCAAAAGAAAATCCTGCCGAGGAGAATTTATTCCGGCAGCTTCGATTGAACCAGTGGGTTAAACAGTCCACCCGATGGATGCAGATGGACAAATGGGATGAGTGTGCTTTTAGGGTTGATTTGGATCTTTTAAAAGGTCGTGAATGTTACGGCGGTCTTGACCTATCAAGCACAACGGATATAACGGCTTTTGTTTTGGTGTTTCCTGCAAGAGATGAAGATGAAAAATTTGTAGTGGTACCATATTTTTGGATACCGGACGAGAATTTAAAATTAAGGGTCAGACGGGATCACGTTCCTTATGATGTTTGGGAAAAACAAGGCTACATTAAAACAACAGAAGGAAATGTTGTGCATTATGGATTCATAGAGAAATTTATTGAGGATCTTGGAACTAAATTTAATATAAAGGAAATTGCTTTTGACCGTTGGGGAGCGGTTCAAATGGTACAAAACCTTGAGGGGATGGGTTTTACGGTTATTCCATTCGGTCAAGGATATAAAGATATGTCCCCTGCTTCAAAAGAATTGATGAAGTTGACTTTGGAAAAGAAGATAGCACATGGAGGTAATCCTGTAATGCGGTGGATGATGGATAACATCTTTGTTAAAACCGACCCAGCAGGGAACATTAAACCCGATAAAGAGAAAAGTACCGAGAAAATTGATGGTGCTGTTGCGCTAATTATGGCACTTGATAGGGCAATAAGAAACTTGGGGAGTGTTGGAGGCAGTGTTTATGATAACAGAGGTATTTTGATTTTATAATTATAAAAATGGAGGAATTCAAATGAGAATACCGTTGATTTCAAGGCTTTTTAATCCAAGAGCAAGTCCTAAAAATAGCTTTTGGGATAGCACTTACAGCTTTTTCTTTGGAAGTACCACTAGCGGTAAAACAGTAAATGAGCGAACGGCAATGCAGACTACGGCAGTATATGCCTGTGTGAGAATTTTAGCAGAGACAATAGCATCATTGCCGCTACACACATATAGGTATACTGACCGTGGAAAAGAAAAAGCAATTGATCATGATTTATATTATTTGTTACATGATGCACCAAATACGGAGATGACTTCATTTGTGTTCCGAGAAACACTAATGAGTCATCTTTTATTATGGGGCAATGCCTACGCACAAATTGTCAGGGATGGCAGAAATAAAGTGCTATCTATTTATCCCCTACTTCCTGACAAAATGACGGTAAATAGGAATGACAAAGGTGAGATTTATTACATTTATAACAAAAATGGAGAGAGTTATCCATTAAGGGCAGACGAAGTACTACATATTCCAGGCTTGGGATTCGATGGTCTTATCGGCTACTCCCCTATTGCAATGGCCAAAAATGCAATTGGAATGGCTATAGCCACGGAGGAATATGGAGCTAAACTGTTTTCTAATGGTGCAAATCCTGGAGGAGTTCTTGAACATCCAGGAGTTGTGAAAGACCCTGCGAAAATAAGAGAAAGTTGGAATGCGGTATACCAAGGAAGTAGCAATGCTCATAAAATTTGTGTTTTGGAAGAGGGCATGAAATTTACACCCATAGGAATACCACCAGAACAAGCACAGTTCTTGCAAACTCGGAAGTTTCAAATAACTGAGATTGCAAGAATTTTTAGAATTGCACCACATTTGATTGGAGATTTGGAAAAATCGAGTTTTAGCAATATTGAAAATCAGTCCAGAGAGTTTGTAATGTACACTCTGGACCCGTGGGTAATTCGCTGGGAGATGTCTTTGCAGAAAGCCTTGTTTTCTCGGGAAGAAAAAAAGAAACAGTTTATTAAATTCAATGTAGATGCATTGCTTCGGGGAGATTTTGCTTCAAGAATGCAAGGATATTCAGTTGGCATTCAAAATGGATTTTTAAGTCCTAATGATGTGAGAACCTTGGAAAATATGAACACCATTGAACATGGTGATATTTACGCAATGAATGGCAATATGCTTAAACTTCAGGATGTTGGAGCATTTGCAAATAAAAATATTGGAGGATTGGAGGGCAAAAAATGAGCAGAAAGTTTTGGAATTGGATAACAAACCAAGAAGGAGATCGAACACTATATTTTGATGGATATATCGCACAGGAAAGTTGGTTTGAGGATGATATAACACCCAAGCAGTTTAAGTCAGAACTTACTTCATCTGAAGGAGATATATCCGTATGGCTAAACTCACCAGGAGGAGATGTTTTTGCGGCTGCACAGATTTATACAATGCTTAAGGAATACAAAGGCAAAGTAACTGTCAAGATTGACGGTTTGGCAGCAAGTGCAGCATCCGTAATTGCTATGGCGGGTGATGAAGTGTTGATGTCTCCTGTAGGAATGATGATGATTCATAATCCAGCAACTTTGATTTTTGGCGAAGCTACTGATTTGCAAAGCGGAATTGATATGCTCAATGAAGTGAAAGCAAGCATAGTCAACGCTTATGAGCAAAAAACAGGGCTTGGCAGAACAGCGATTTCTCGAATGATGGATGCAGAAACTTGGTTTAATGCTAAAAAAGCTGTAGAACTGGGATTTGCAGACAAAATTCTGTATGAAGAAGTTAAGCAGGAAGCGTCAGACGGGTTTATTTTTGACAAGGTAACTGTTACAAATGCTTTGATTAAAAAATTACCAAAGGCCAAAAAGCTTGAGCCTGTTGTTGAAACAGGAGTAGCATATTCACAATTAATCAAAAGGCTTGACCTTTTGAAATAAAAAACTGGAGGGATTTTGATGAATAAAATACTTGAATTGAGAGAAAAAAGAGCAAAACTGTGGGATGGAGCAAAGGCGTTTCTTGACAGTAGAAGGAATGAAAGCGGTATTCTAACTGCTGAAGACACAGAACAGTATGAAAAGATGGAAGTAGATGTGGTGAACTTAGGTAAAGAGATTGAGAGACTTGAAAGGCAAGCTATCCTTGATATGGAGCTTTCAAAGCCAACTTCAACTGCAATTAAAAATACACCAAGTGGGGACTCAGGGAATGAAAAAATCGGCAGAGCATCCAATGATTACAGAAATGCATTCTGGAAAGCTATGAGAAATAAAAATAGTTTTGATGTGCAGAATGCATTGCAAATTGGCACCGACAGCGAGGGTGGATATTTGGTACCGGATGAGTTTGAAAGAATTCTGATTCAGGCGCTTGAAGAAGAGAACATCTTTAGAAAGCTTGCTAGTGTTATTACGACATCTTCGGGAGATAAGAAAATTCCTGTCGTAGCATCCAAAGGTACTGCTTCGTGGGTTGAGGAAGAAGGAGCTATTCCAGATTCTGATGATGCATTTGATCAAGTATCAATTGGGGCATTTAAACTTGCCACTATGATTAAAGTTTCTGAGGAACTTTTAAATGATAGTGTATTTAACTTGGAGAGTTATATTGCCAAGGAGTTTGCGAGGAGAATAGGAGCAAAAGAGGAAGAAGGATTCTTTATTGGAAATGGTACAGGAAAACCTACCGGAATTTTCAATGCAACAGGAGGAGCAACTCTTGGTGTGACTACTGCGAGTAGCACAGCTATTACAATCGATGAAGTGATAGACCTGTTCTATTCATTGAAATCGCCTTATCGCAAAAATGCTACATTTGTAACAAATGATGCAACAGTTAAAGCAATTAGAAAGCTAAAAGATGGGAACGGACAGTATATTTGGCAACCGTCAATACAGGCAGGGCAAGCCGATACAATACTCAACAGACCGCTTAAGACTTCTTCGTATGTTCCAACAATTGAAGCTACGGCCAAGACTATTGCATTTGGTGACTTTAGCTACTACTGGATTGCAGATAGACAAGGTAGGTCATTCCAACGTTTGAATGAGCTTTATGCTGCAAATGGACAGGTTGGTTTTAAAGCTACACAGCGTGTGGATGGAAAACTTATATTGTCAGAAGCAATTAAAGTTCTTCAACAGAAAGCGTAGGTGATTCAGATGAGTAATGTTAAAAATTACAAAGAGCAAGGCGGAGATAAATGGGTCATCAGCGGAATTCTCGAAGTTACTGCTGATGGCCAAATTATTATTGAGGGCATCGAACTAAAGAGAGCTGCAGCACAAGCAGACAGTGTGGCTGCAACTGTTGCTGGTCTGAAAGATGATTTTAATTCTCTGCTTGCAAAACTAAGAACGGCAGGAATTATTGCGGAGGAATAGATTAATGGGGTGAGTGTATGATTGTCACGATTGAAGAAACAAAATTATATTTAAAAGTTGACGGTGATGAGGAAGATACACTCATCACCGGTTTTATAAGTTCAGCGGAGGAGCTTTGTGAAGGAGTCCTCCGTTTCAAGCTTTCAGAGTTTGATTCTGTTCCTGAAACGGTTAAGCAAGCTGTGATGTTTGCAACAGCTCAATTTTATGAATTGCGTGAAAGTATAGATACCAAAGTACTGATTGAAACTTTGAAAAGAATGCTGTTTGCATATCGAATGGAAGGTTGGTGATGAAAGTGGGAATAGATTCATATGTACCAAAAACCGGTAGGGCTTTAAAGGAAGATGAAGAGGCAATTAATCTTGCAGATAAGATTGAAGAAAGCCTTGGAGGAAAAGGTGCTGTTTATATAAGCGATACGGTAGCACACACACCTCCCGAAGGAAAGGTTTTTATTGCACTACAGGTGTTGGAATCAGCAATAATAGATGCAATTGTTCCTTCGTTCGGCGGTAACGATATTTTAGGTGCTGTTATCGGTGAGGGGCATTTCATTTATGGTAGGTTTTCGAGTATCAAATTGACTTCGGGCAGACTTATCGCTTATTTAGGGAGTTGATGACAATGATGGGTTTTAAAATGGCTCTGCGTTTATGCAGGTCAAGAATAATGAAGATTACCGAGTATTATCTCCTAAGTTCTAATAATTATGATTTGATTTCAAGCGATGATTTCAGATTAAAATCTACCGAACCATAAACGAGGAGAGGAGGGATTGTTTAAATGGCTGATTATAAACTGGATTTAACTGCAAGTGAAATTAACCAGGCACTAAAAGATATTGCTGATAAATTATCAAGATATGCTGTATCCGGTGAAGAAAAAACACAGGTTTTAAGGATTAACTCCAATCATTCTGTTGAAGTAATCAGAGAAAATAAATTAAACTCGATTGCTAGAATTATGCTTGGTGATTATGGTTTCGTACAGGACAGGATGCACGATGGCAATTATGAGGATGCCATTAATTATAGAACGTGCTTTTTGCATAATTGCTATATTGATAAACAGGATGAAAACCGCTACAAAGCAATCAGTAAATGGATACCGTCATTTAAAATTGAATTTGGAAACCGAAAGATTCGTTTTGCAACTGTTCCTACCACTGCATATTATGAACCGGATGAATACCGGTGGTTTTGGGAGGGGCAATGGCAAACTATTCTTGAACTTGATCCTTTGATAGGTATAATATTCCCTTCTAATGCTTGGAATGGAAATCATATGGTCATGGGCACTTTCCATTTTTGGGTAGATGCGGATGGAAAATTAAGAATAAAAAATGGAGCACCGACTAGCGATATTGATGGCAGTATTGTTGGCTCACAATCTTAGATTTTAGGGGGTGACAAATGGCTATTGGTTCAATGAAACACCGCATAACCTTTCAACGGCTTACGGTTACAACAAATGATAATGGATTTGAAAGCGAAAGTTATGAGGATATAAAAACTGTATGGGCAAGGGCATCAAACTTAAGTGGAAAAGAGTTCTTTGAAGCGGCTGCAATTCAGAAAGAGAAAATAATAAAATTTGTTATTAGAGCCGGAATTGAAATTGATGAAAGTATGAGAATTTTGTTTCAAGGAAAACACTACAACATAATTTTCATAGATAACATCCGATACCAAAACAAATATGTCGAGGTTAAAGCTATGGAGGTTGATGAAAATGGCGAGAATTGACCTTGAGGGTATGCAGGAACTAATTGATAAAGTAAGCAGAATGGGAACCCGTGGAAACGAAATAAAGAAAAAGGCACTGGACAGAGCGGGTGAACTTGTAAAATCCGCCATGGAAAGAAAAGCACCGAGGTCGGATTTAAATAAAAGACACATGGCCGATAATATTGCAGTTTCTAACATAGAAAGAAGCGATGGTATTGATTATGTTGAAATCGGACCTACTAGAGGCGATAATTCAGAGTTCTTTTATTCAAAATTTACGGAGTTTGGAACCTCAAAAATTCCAGCACAACACTGGGCAGAAAAATCGGTGTTGGAGAACAAAAGAGAGATCAATCGAATAATTGAAGAAGAACTGAGAAGGGGGCTTGAAGAGTGATTAACAAATTGATTATTGACACTTTAAAGCCTCTCGGAATTCCTGTTGCATTTCAAAAATATTCAGGGAAGGCAGATGTCTACATTACTTTTCATGAATATTTTGCATCGGGTGATGGTTTTGAAGATGATGAGGAAGCTTTGACAGGACATTATATTCAAGTTGATGTTTGGTCAAAAACAGATTATACGGCAATCGTAAATAGTGTAAAAGAATTATTAATCGGTGCTGGCTTTAAAAGGCTCAATGAAATTGACCTTTATGAAGAGGATACAAAGATTTATCACAAAGGAATTAAATTCTACTATTTAAAGGAAATGGAGAGTGATTAAATATGTCAAGACAGGTGGGCTTGAAAGATATTCATGTAGCAACTTTACAAACGGACACCGGTTCGGGAGCAACTTACGGAACACCATCAAAACTTGAGAGGGCAATTAATGCGAAACTATCACCGAAATCAAATTCAGAAAATATTTACTCTGATGATGCGGTAGAAGATATTATTACTGCATTTGAAGGTGTGGATGTTGAAATTGAGTTGAACCAATTGTCATTAACAAGCAGAGCCTTATTGCAAGGGGCAAATGTTGTAAGTGGTGTGTTGATTGAAAACAAAGATGATATTGCACCAACAATTGCATTAGGGTTCAAGTCAAAAAAAGCTAACGGTAAATATCGCTTTGTATGGCTATTAAAAGGCAAGTTTGAACTTGTAGGAGATGAATTTGATACAGAGGCAGATAAACCTAAAACCCAAACAGCAAAATTAAAAGGAACCTTTTATGCCAGAGATTTTGACGGTAATTATAGATTTATCGCTGACGAAGATGAAGCGGAAATTGATCCTGCAATTATAGCAGCATGGTTTACGGCTGTTCCCGATGAACCGGTAGAAGGACCATAATAAAAAATGAATGGAGATGATTTAGTTGAAAGCATCGGAATTAAAAAACAAAGGGGTCAAGTTTCAGCTTAACGGCAAGGACTATGAACTCAAATTTGATATGAATACTTTTTGCGAGTTGGAAGAAGTTTATGGAGATATCAATCAGGCTTTTGAGGATTTGCAAAATAAGAAAATAAAAGCAATTAGAGCACTTATATATTCTGCAGTAAAATCGGAGGATGAAACTGTTACATTGAAAGATGTAGGGAAAATGCTAACACTACAGGATATGGAGCAGTTAGGAACATCAATTAATGAAGCGTTAAATAAGGCAATGCCGGAGGTCAAAGATGAAGCTGTGGGGGAATAGATAACCACACCGAACCACAAGGATGGGATTGGTCGTGGTTGTTTTATTTAGGTACGAATCTTCTCAAAATGACAGAAGAACAGTTTTGGAAAAGTACACCAAAGAAACTGCAGGCATTATTTTCGGTATATAAGGCTGTTAATGGTGTGGGAAGCAAGGATGAACTTGAACCTATTGATAATATTTTATTTTAGAAGGGTGGTGAGAAAATGGCAGCAGATAGCAGTACTGTAGTAGCACGAATAGGCCTTGATGATAACGGATTTCAAAGTGCAATTTCAAGAATTCAAAGAAGTCTGCGTGTAATTCAAAGTGATTTTTCATCGGCAAGTTCTGGACTTGGTGAGTTTGGGAATTCAACGGAAAGGCTAAGACTTAGAGCTGATTCTTTAAATAGACAGATAGGTGTTCAAAGAGACTTGGTTACAGAACTTAGAACACGCTATGAACAAGCAGTTCAAGCCTACGGTGAAAACTCAAGAGCTGCTGAAAATCTAAGAATTAGGCTTAATAATGCGAACACTTCCCTTAACAATATGCAAAGAGAACTTAATGAAACAAACAGACAATTATCAATCCAAACATCAAGGTGGAACAGTCTTTCACAAACCCTGTCAAATGCAGGAGATAGGATGAAGGCTGTGGGAGAAAAAATGTCGGCAGTGGGTACGAAACTATCTACTGCCGTTACACTTCCCATTCTTGGAATTGGAACGGCTGCTACAAAAATGGCCATGGATGCGGTTGAGTCAGAGAATCTGTTCGAAGTTGCGATGGGCAACATGGCTAAAGATGCAAGAAAGTGGTCTGAAGAAACTTCTAAGGCTCTCGGATTAAATGCCTTTAATATTAGAAAAAATGTGGCAACATATAATGCTATGCTGACATCAATGGGATTAACAGGAGATGAATCATTGAAAATGTCGCAGGGACTGACACAGCTTTCTTATGATATGGCATCATTTTATAACTTAAAACCTGAAGAAGCATTTGAAAAATTAAAATCAGGTATTTCAGGTGAAGCGGAGCCTTTAAAGGCACTGGGTATTTTAGTAAATGATAATACGATTAAGACCTATGCTTATGCAAACGGAATAGCAAAGCAAGGAGAAGCCTTAACTGAAGCACAAAAAGTTCAAGCCAGATATGGTGCAATTATGCAAGCTACAAAAAATGCGCAGGGTGACCTTGCAAGAACTATGGACAGTCCGACAAACAAGCTGAGGATAATGAAAGAACAGGCTGAGCAAATCGGTATTCAGTTTGGGCAGATATTGATTCCTATTCTTGAAAGACT